AGTTAGGTGGTTACCTGTGGTTTGCACCACGTAATATTAAACAAGTCGTAAGACTTACCAAATTCGCACAAGCAATGCCTGAGTATTGCAAACGTGAAGACCCTGTAGAAGCATACCGTTTCTACTATATAAACGAGAAGGTAGAATTCGCAAAGTGGAAGAACGTTGAGACTCCACTATGGTTTTCGGAAGGAGTAGCCTAATGACTATGCCCGATGAACGGTATTATGCCCTTAAGAGAACTGCAACCTTTCTAAAAGAATTGCAGAACCCTAGAGGTATATACAAAAGAGATAACATGACTGAGATACGTAAGATGGCATCAAGTTGCCTTCGACACTACCCTTGGGATATGTATCTAGATGACCTTGCGGAACTCGCCCCTCACATATTGGAAAACCCTAATGGAGAATGAAATGACTTATGAAGAAATTATTAACACCCTACGCCTAGGTATCGTGAACCTATCGTTTACAAAAGTAAAAGATGGTGCAGTACGTGAGATGCGAGCTACTCTGGTAGAAGATTATATACCAGTTGAAAAGATGCCTAAGACTGATTCTAATGCAAACACTGAGAAGAACCAAGTTGCGGTTCGTGTATTTGACTTAGATGTAGCAGATTGGCGTTCATTCCGTGTTGATTCGCTCTTGACATTTACCGCAGTTTAATATATACTATATAATATATGGCCAAGAAACTAACAGCATCAGAGAAAGCAAGTAAAACCAGAGAAGCGAAGAAACTCGCTGGTCTGAAAGAACTTGGTTTCGAACGTAAAAAAGTTAAGACTAAACGCAAACCTATGTCTGAGGAACAGAAGAAGGCAGCGATTGAACGTCTTGCTAAGGCACGTGAAGCTCGAGGGGCAGATGGAAGTAAGTCTGTACATGAAGACATACGAGATTTGCCCGAAGACCATTTCTTACACTGGAAGAAAGTTAAAGAGTGGTTGAAGGCCAATCAACTTCAACTTAAGTCGATGAGTAGTTATAAGAACTCCAAAGTTTCTAAGGAACGTGCGGACTACATTGACCTCAATACATATATAACTAACATGAAGAAGTATCTGAGTGGTGGTATATGGTGTGACTTTCGTTATGGTGAACAACGTGAAGGACGAATACAGAAAGTGTGTATCGCAATGGCATACTATAGTGACGGAACGGCAAAGCGCCAATACGACACTTGGTATCCAGATATTGCACAAGTATGGACTCGTGAACTGGAAGAAGAATTCGCAAACGATAAAGAGTATGCGAATATGTACAAAAGGGAAATTCACGTTCCTATAAATAATGACAACGAAGAGGTTGATGATGAAACTTGATATGATAGTAGGTGGGGTAGATTCTTCTAACGAGGAATCAAACTTCATGAATAAAAAGAAATTCACCAAGATGGTGGAAGACTGTGTAAGAACAAAGTCCATGAGTTATATGGATGCAACGGTTTATCTCTGTGATGAGAATAACCTAGAGATTGAGGATGTCAAAAAATACATTGCGACATCTGTCAAAGAGAAGATTGAGTTAGAAGCAATGAAACTTAATTTTCTCGAAAAGAGTGCTAACCTTACTCTTTAAATAAAGGTTGACAAACCCTTTTGATTATGATATAATGAATACTCAAAATACAACTAATACGCAAATATACGGAGAATACAAAATATGTCTTTTGCAAATTTAAAAACCAATCGTACTGACGTTTCAAAACTGGCGAATGCCGCAGCTGAGATGTCTGGTACAAAACAATCAACCAACAAATACGAAGATTTACGTTTCTGGAAACCCACTGTCGATGAGAGTGGTAACGGTTACGCAGTCGTTCGTTTTCTTCCTGCTGGGGAAGGTCAAGAACTACCTTGGGTACGTTACTTCGACCATTTCTTTAAAGGCCCTTCTGGTCAATGGTATGTTGAGAAGTCTCTGACTACTCTTAACGGACAAAATGACCCAGTGAGTGAATATAATTCACGCCTTTGGAACAGTGGTATCGATGAAGACAAAGAGACTGCACGTAGACAGAAACGCAGACTTCACTATGTTGCGAACATCATGGTCATGAATGACCCAGCTAATCCTGCTAACGAAGGTAAAGTATTCCTTTACGACTTCGGTAAGAAAATCTTTGATAAGATTATGGATAAGATGCAACCTGAATTTCCAGGCGAGACTCCAATCAATCCATTTGATTTTTGGTCTGGTGCTGATTTCCAGTTGAAGATTCGTAACGTTGCGGGTTATCGTAACTATGATAAGTCAGAGTTTAAAGCAGAAGCTCCATTACTGGAAGCGGATGAGACTAAACTTGAATCGACTTACAATCAGTTACATGACGTGACAGAATTCACTGCACCGTCTTCATACAAGTCTTATGACGAGTTGAAAGGACGTTTGGAAGTTGTCTTAGGACAATCGACTGGTGCGGGTAGTACTGTAAAGAATGACTCATTAACACAGACTGCGGAGAGTGCTCCTATGAGGACTGCGGAACCTACAGTGGTTTCGAACTCTGCACCTGAACCTAGTATCACTGCTGCCGCTGGTGATGATGATACTCTGAGTTACTTTGCAAAGTTAGCTGCTGAAGACTAATCCTTGCCTTAGGATAAACCGTTAAAGGTTATAGGGGACTCTTCGGAGTCCCTTTTTTTATGCAACCCTGTCTAGGTCATCCGTAGCAGGAGATGCGTCAACCACTGCCACAGCACTACTTGAACTAGTGTTGTTAGTGGTGTTTCCTCCCGTATTGACAGCAACAGTCCCACCACTACTAGCAGATTTCATCTCTGCATTCTCGGAAGAGGTTGCTTGTTGTGTTGAATTTCTTGGTGTCCCCAATCCAAGTACAGAGTTTACGTGGTTCATTGTTGCCGCAATCTCTGGTACTTTCAGGGATGGGTCAAGGATACCCCTCTTAAAGTCTATCTTCTTGTTTATACCACTTGTTTCAAACTCAATGGGCCCATTAGGAGAACCATTTGCAAGACCATCCAGTAATGCGGGTAGGTGACCAAAGTCATTCAACATCCCTTCGATGTCAATGTTACCACCGTTGAAACTAATACCAGATAACTTAGTCATTGCATTCGCAAGTTTAGTAACACCACCTGCTGCTTTGTTAATCTCTACTTCACGGTCTGCGAGTGTTAACATTATGTCAACTGGGCCTTTGCCTGGCGTAAAGAAGTCTAGTATACCAGATGCTGCTGCACCAAGACTAGAGACAAATGTGCCGACACCGAATACAGCAAGACTACCACCAAGCTTGGCCAGTCCAGTTGCAACACTATTTGACTTCTTGACAAAGTCATCACCTACATCATCCGCAATAGATAATAGGGTTAATACATTTGTCTTTACTCGTCCTGACCATTTAGTGTCTTTGACAAGAGAGTTAATAGCAGAACCAGCACCAAATAAAAGAAGACCCGCACCTATAACCCCAAGTGCAATAGCCACTGTTCCGCCACTTGCGAGCATACCAATGTTACCACCCGCTTCATCTGGAATACTTAATAGGGTTAATACCGAATACTTGACATTGTCTGCCCAGTCAGTACTAGTAGTCAGAGATGCGATACCAGAACCGGCACCGAATACAGCAAGACCCGCACCAAGTGCTATCAGTGCGACAGGAACGGCAGCGATTGCTAATATTCGGGGTGCAGTTAACTCATCACCGATAGACAATAACGTAAGTACGTTCTGTTTTGTTGTTTCTGCCCAACCACCAGAACCAAACTTCTTCAACAGTGCGTCAGACATACCAGCGACAGCACTACCAGCACCAAACGCAGCAAGTCCCGTTGCTAACGCAATCATTGCTGGTTGGAATGCTAAGAGTGTTGCAATATCTTTGAGTCCAGCACTATCACCAATACTCAGTAAAGTGAGGACGTTATCCTTAACACCTTGTGCCCAGTTACCAGCACCGAACTTCTCCAACAGTGCGTTAGACATACCCGCAATGGCACTACCAGCACCAAAGAAAGCGAGTCCCGTTCCCAGTCGTTTCATGGCTGGCGAAAAGAATGCGAGAGTTGCCAAACCTTTCATCGACATCTCATCACCAATACTCAATAAGGTAAGAACAGATTTCTTAACCTTCTCTGCATCGATGATTCCTGATGACATTAAACCAGCAACAGCAACAATCGCAAGAATACCTGCGCCTGCACCCATAGCAAGTTTACCCAACATACCAGTGAATCCTTTGACCTTCTTGCCAAGAGAACCCATTAGGTTACTACCTTTGTCCTTTGCAGAACCAGCAGCAGTTTTTAATGCTTCGGGTAGGTTAAGGAGTGTTTGGAAAACGGTCATTCTTTCTTTCTTTTCTTCCGCAGCGTCACCCTTTTTAGAGTTCTCCTTCTTCTCATCCTTGGCATTAGTCTTGACATATACACCTATGAGCTCGTCAACCTTATCAGTGACAGTTTCACTAATATGGACAGCGCCAAGTTCTGCCTTTTCAGAACTTTTATTAAGAGTATTAATGACCTTACGCAGAAGGTTCTTCTGCGAATCACTATCTCTACCTGAGCCCTTTGCTGGATGCATATCTTCTGCCATCTATCTACCCTGTCCTTTTTTGTTCTGTTTTAATTCTGTCGTTCTCTTCTTTTATGTAATCTGTAAGTAGAGAAACGTATACCTCCCTTTCCCACGGTATCATCGCTTCTAGTTCTGTTAAACTATAGTGATGATGTTGCATTAACGAAAAATTAGTTTGATAAAAGTTTATCAGACTATCATGGGAAAGGTTTACTAAAAAAAATCAGTAAACCCCGATAAAGTATGTGTGTTCTCTGTATCACATTTATTACACGTGAAATCAATATCTTTAGTCAATGTTGGAATTGTCGCCACAAATTCACTAATGTTCTTGAACTGTTCACCCGTCATTGAGTCAACAAATTCACGTAAATCTTTCTGTGACACATCCTTTGCATCGATTTGTTCGTCTTCAGTCATAATTTTCTTGATACTGTATATGACTAGTTCAATCAATTGTTCGGTCTGTGAAAGGCCTTCTTTCATATCCATCAACACTTTCGCTGAAGGATATCCCATCTCTACATGAACATCTTTCTGTAGTTCAATAGTCTGTGACGGGTTGTCAAGTACAATCTCAAGTTCATCAATGTTAATAGATACTTCGTTCTTCTCATCACATTCCGTACAGGCAATACTAATGTTACTTCGTTCACCTACAGATTTACTGCGAAGTTTGGTAAACATATATTCAACATCAAACGTGGTAAGGTCTGCACCAACAATCTTATCATCAACACACACTACGATTGTATCAATGATTGCTTTCATTGCCTGAACCGTGTCTTGACTTTCAAATGCCATAAGAAGAACTTTCTCTTCCTTGACTAAGTATGGACGGAATCTTACGCCCTGTTGTGTTGATGGGATTGTCATCTCATACTTGGGGTTACTATTTAACTTGGGTAATGCCATTATATTTTCTCTCTAATAATAATATGTTATAAAAATTTTCTAATCAACTCACCAGCTAGACCTTGTATAAAGTCGCTGCCTTTGTTGTCACCGTCTTTGGACTTCCAATTCTTGTACGATAGTTGTACCGTAACCTCAAGTAACTGTCCGTCATCACTCAACTCAATTGCACTCAATGATGTTGGGTATGCTTTATCTAGGACTAAAGTATAAGTGATATCATCACCGAATACCAAATTTAAATCTAACTCGCCTTGTGCAAGGTCGATTGGCCCTAGTCTTGGTAATCTTCCACGTATAGAGGAAGGTATCTTACCAGAATCAAATAACTTTTTCTTTTTGATGGGGAAAGATGCGCTCTTCTTAATATGTTGAATAATCACTGGATGGGTGTACTCGTTAAAGTAACCAATCTCTTGGGTCTCTTGATTGACCGCAAGGTTCTGCCATGTCTCGAAGTACTGTCTGACTTCCATATCATTAAGACAATGAAAGGTCAGTGTTACATCTTCAACTGCATAACCGTATGCCATCTTGGTAGTGTGAAGACCCATCGTTTTTTCGTTTGATAGGATTTGTCTGCCTGGCAGAGATGTTGCTTTACACAACAGGTTTAACGCTCTTGCGTCACCCCTAATAGGTGGTAGGAAAATCTTATATAGATTCCCCATCGCTATACCACCGCCTTGACCTACCTGTGACTTGAAGTCATCGATTGCGAATCCCATTAACTTTTACCTATCTTTTGTCTTGAATCGTAGTACACCTTCTGAGAGTTTGCCTTACGGAACTGTGCGGTTGGTAAGAATGTTGCAATCTCCCACTCAGGTTGTGGTACTTCCGCAAACTTACTCTTGACGTGTGCTGTCAAGTAATGTTTGAAACACGGTTCGTAGTATCGCAACTTCGCAATACTCTGTAATTTCTTATAGTTGATAGCAAACTTTGCATCGTCAGTCTTGTTACTAGCCGAAGTCTCCATCAACGCATCCAACATCTTTGCACGAAGGATAGGTGGAAGGTAGTGAAGGTTCAATCCATAGAACCCACCCTTTGCAGGGCCAACAACAATAACCAAGGGGAACAAATCGTAATACGGAAGTGTGTCCTTAGTCTTGGGGTCATAGAAGAACATCTGCATTGTTCCCACAACACCACTCTTCGCACGACTCTTTATCTGTTCCTCTTTCATCAATGCTTCACGATTGATGGAACGCATATTAGATGCTTTCTTTTGGAACCACGCACGACTTTCCTTGGTGCGGGGGGTTACTCCTGCACGGAATGCTTGTAACTCTAATTTATTAAATATATTTGACATACTTCTATTTATACCAATTCATCTTGTCTTTTTTATAATTATCAATAAAATCATAATATCGGCCAACATCGGATGATGTTATGATTGGTGGGTTGCCGTTATAGACCTCACGTAAATCAGTGTACCCGTGTTGTTTGTACCAACCCATATGCCAACCACTCTGACTCTCTGGTCTATTTAGTTCTATTACTCGGTTGTTTTGGAATTTTGCCGCCCATTCAACCATGTCAATATAATCATAGTCTCCACTTGGATGCACCCATACTAGACTCTTTGTCTCCGCTGCCCTGTCTTTTAGAATTTCTTTTGTAGTGTTTTCAACATCAATCAGATTATACTTTTCCTTGATTGATAGTGATTCCCACTGACTATAACCTTCGAACGCAAACTCGCCATTGTGGTCTGCAAATCTCATAAACGCTTTATCATAAAGACCCATTTCTCTGTAAGTGTACCCATACTTAGAGGGGTCACGTTCTATTTCTGACACCGCATCGATACCATTAGTAACGTGTTGTGAGATGTACAATGGATGCATTGTAATCTGATTCTGCCAATACTTATTCAACCATCTCTCGGTATTATCTAAAGACTCAAACGTCTCATGTGGCAATCCCGCAATCATCGATATCGTACACGTGTAATGATTGCCCGGCAGAACGTTACTTCGAAAGTATTCCTCTCCCTGTAGAAGTCCTTCTTGTAATTGTAACGGGGAGAAACCTTTGTGAATAGACTTACCAGCTGCATGGTTGAATGTCTCTAGACCCATAGAGTGACTTGTGAATCCCATGTCAATCATATTATCCCAGTCTTGTTGTTTTCGTCTTACGAACAAGTCTCCTCGAATAAATCCATGGAACTGTGGTTGGAAGGGTAGTGTTCTTACTGCATCCGCAAACTTTGATATGTAACCAGAACTTGCATTGGCTGTTTCGTCAGCTAGACAATAGTGAGTCACACCCCACTTCTCATAGTTCTCTACAAGTTCTTCTTTGAAGTTACCAACCTCTCTACTATTGTCACCCCTAACACCCAACGGTGCATAGTCACAGAAGGTACATTTAAAGATACATCCTCTTGACAACTCCATGGTCAAGACTTCATGACTCTTTATAAAGTCTCGTTCCTCATATGAGGTTTTTGGATTCCTATGTGGGTATGCTGGATAGTCCCTGAAACAATCAATTATATTAAACTTGACCCCATGCATATCAATAAGGTCGAGTGGATTAGTCATCACCTTCACAATAGGTTCAGGATTTCTACCGACAAAGTACTCACATAGGGCAACTATTGCGTGTTCACCGTTACCTATAGAATAGTAATCCATATGTCTATGACGTACAACATTCACTAGTTTATTGGCACCGACAACAGTCTTAATCCACGGATACTTTTCTTTTACGTATTTTGCTATCGCATTGTGTTTTGTAACAATGGTCAACTCACTGAAAGGTGAATAAGTAAAGAAGACACTAAACCCTATCCACTTGGTACTACTAGAAACCCGACTATCAACAAAGTCTTTTAGTTCTTCGATAGTCCACGCATCTACGAAGTCTAAAACTTCGATGTCCCACTCACCAGTCTCCCTCATATGTGAGGCAATTCTATGTGCCCCTGTTCCCCTTACGGGTACTTCTGTAATATGATAATCTTCGGGGTATGAAAAACTAGCCCCAGTCAAAATTAAAGCATGATTCATTTCTTACGTTTTTTCCTAAAAGGTCTTAATGTTTTGCCTAACGGTTTCAAGGGTTTTGTTGATTTGGGAATAAGACTCTTCAGGGGTTCGTTCTTCTCTGTCCATATGACGAACTTCCATCCTCGGTCTTGTGCGTACACATTTGCAGCTTCCCACTTATTTATATTCTTAACATAGGTCATACTTTCCGATATGAATCTTCTAGTCCTACGGTCACCAGCTGGTATCCTAGTTTCCTTCTCAGGTTTAATCTCGACCAAGTACGTTCTACCATCCTTATAAGATAACTTTAAATCCATAAAATATCTATGATAACGCTTGTCTACTTCATATAAGTATGGTATAATAACTTCTTCGGAAGACCACTTTGCCAAATCTGGATTATCATCCGCCCATCGAAATGCGTGTTTCTCCCACAGAGAACGATAGGTAACCTTAGTGTGGTCACCTTCATACTTCTCTGGATTTTTTACCTTGTATCTGCCCGAATATGCCATAAAAACCTTATAAATAAAAGAAAACCATAGATGTATTTATAGGACAGGTAAGCATGGCTACGGCACCAATAACAGAAGACCAGACAATCGCATTGCGACAGATAGCAGAAAACAATAATGCTGTAGCAGAAGGCCGAGAACCACGCAAGATTGTTGGTAGTACCCCTACTCAGGCAGTAGAAGAAAATTTAAAGTTAAAAGACCTTGAGTATCCATTGAATAATGCCGATGACTATAAAGGTAGACTTATCTTTAATGTGATGGAAGAAGCGGAGACTGATATCGGTAACGCACTTGCTACGGTTGTTGAATTTGGTAAATCTGCGGTAACAGCGATTGCATCAGCTATTGGTACAGATAACCCCGAAGAAATACAAACAGGAAATACTACGTTCAAGGGTGAGGATGCAAAAACACAACCAGTAACTAAACCTAAAGGATTGTCGGCTGTTGGTAGAAAGGTATCTTTATATCTTCCCGTAGGACTACAGTACCGTGATAATGTTGGTTATGATAATATGGACTTAGGTGCTATGGGTGCAGGCGCAGAAGCTGGATTGAAGAGTGGAGAAGGTGCAATAAGAGGAATGATTGAGGGTGGATTCAAAACACTGACTTCTGGATTGTCGGGTAACGCTAACGCTGATGTTGCAAAACTTGCCACCGTAAAAATAATGAGTAATTTTCCTGATGAGGTATCAGGAGCATTCAGGTCTGCGACAGGCGTAACATCAAATCCAAACACTCGTGTATTGTTCAAGTCTGTTACACTCAGAGAGTTTGCATTTGCGTTTAAGTTCTATCCATCCTCTAGAAAAGAAGCTGAGGAAGTAAAAGAAATTATTAAGTTATTCCGAACAGAACTCTATCCCGAAAACATTAACTTAGATGTTGCTGGTAGTTCAATCTCCATTGGTTATAAGTTTCCTAATAAATTTAGAATCGATGTTGAGTATGACGGTCAAGATATCGCAACAAAAATTAAACCTTGCTTTCTTAAAGATATTAGTGTAACATATAACAATACTGCAATGTCTATGCATTCTGATGGTAATTTTCAAGAGATTGAGATGTCGCTGTCCTTCCAAGAAACACGAACACTCAACAGAAAAGATGTTGAAGAGGATGGATTCTAATGACAACAAAATACTTCCGCAATTTTAATACAGTTGCATATAGATTTGGTGACAACGAAAAACCAGTCATGTTTAATGACTTGACCCAATACGTTGACATGATTGATGGTATAAAGGATAACATATCTTTCTATAATCAATACACCATCGTATCGGGTGATAGACCAGACACATTGTCCTATAAGTTATATGGTACAACGGATTACTATTGGACATTCTTTTTGTTAAATGACGATATACGTCAACAAGGATGGCCTGTACTCGCACACGAAATTCTTCCAACTGCTATATCAAAGTATCCGCATAGAACAGTAACCACGAATGATGAGATTGCAACGAACTTTCCTGTAGGAACTACGGTAACTGGTACGACTAGTAATACGGTAGGAACTATTGTCGCAAGACGTTTAGAGTTTGGTCAATTGATTATTGATACTGTAGATGATAACAACTTTGGCCCAACCGAGAGTATTCAGTACCTCAGTCAAGAGGGTGCTTTCTACACCGCACAACTTGTAAAAGAATCTACACAATATGATGCAATCCATCATTATATGGATTCCCAAGGTGTTTACCAAGACCTACCGTTGTTCGACTTTGCAAACCCATCAGCGCTTTGGATACCTGTCACATATAGGGACAGACTCAACATGGCTAACGAAGACTTAAAAGAAATCGTTGTCTTAAGACCCGATGTTATCACTAAGGTCGTTTCCGAGTTCAACAACTTTCATAAACAGGCAACCTAATGGCGTCTAAACCATCACAGTCGCAACAGTTCAAGATAACTGAAGCATCTATTACGGCTGACCGTTTCGGTGGTTTTGCTGCAAACTCATTCGACATTAGAACTTCTGTTGCGGAATTCAATGTCTTCGAAACTCTGGATAAACCCTACCTAACAGGTCAGGTTGTTATACTAGATGACAAAGCATTGTTTGATAAGATTAACTTTCAGGGAACCGAAAGGTTTCGAATAAAGATGTCTTCTGTAGACAATGATTTGGATACAGTATTTGAACGCACCTTTGTCATGACAGGAATCGAACGTTCGGTTAAGTCGAATGACAACGGGAAATCAAGTGTCTATGTATTCACACTATTGGATGAACACGCATTTTTATCTAGTCTGAAGAAGATTAGTAAATCTTTTAATGGAAGGATTGATGAGGTTCTAATTAAGTTGTTGGCTACAGAGATGAATCTTGATATAGACTTGTCATACTTATTTCTACCCAATGGAGTAAGGTCGCTTCCGTTACAGAGTGATATGAAAGGAATCATCCCTAACCTATCACCAATCGAGGCGGTTAACTGGTTGACCAAACGTGCGACTACGGTTACAGGTTCTCCATTCTTTACCTATGCGTCAATGCACGACAACAATCTACGTCTGGGTAATCTGGACTCCATGTTATCACAAAAAGCGTTTAACAAAGAGTTACCATACACATTCAATCCCGCAAACGTATCGAACGCAGAATCACAAACCGAATTTGAAAAGACCTTTACAATTAAGGCAATTAAGACATCAAAGATGGCCAACACACTGAATCTTATTAGACAGGGTGCAGTCGGAGCAACATACCAGAACACAAACTTAAACACTGGACAGGTATTTAAGACTCATCACACTATAAGGAATGTCCTAGATAGACTACAGAGTGATAGTATTATAGGTGCCAATCAGGGTGTGTTTGACCGAGAATTCAAAGTAGACGGTATTAATGTAGATGAGTATAACTCTCATGTATACCATACAGTCACTTCTACGGGTACTTACGGTAGACATAAAAGTTATCACGATGAACATGACGGAACTAAGTTTAAAAAGAAACTTGAGAGTCGTGCAATACTAAATCATCTGTACAAGAATATGTTAAATATTGTGGTAGAGGGTGCGGGTTTTATTGTATCGAAAGCAGGGGTCGGTGACGTTATCAATCTAAAAGTAGTTAACGATAACGTAGAGTCATCGAACGCAGCAACCGAAGATGACCTAATAGACAAAAACAAATCTGGTGATTTTATCATATATGATACAAGACACACCTTTGCTGGAACCTCACACACAGTGTCAATGAACCTGTGTAAACTGGAGAGACTTCCATAATGAAACCGATTTTATCTGAGTTCTATGGTGACAACACACGATGGTTCATTGCAACTGTTGTTGACGCATCACCCCCATACGGTTTCGAAGGACGGGTAAGAATCCGTGTACACGGTCTCCACACACCATCGACTAGACTAATTCCTCAGAGTGACTTACCATGGGCACAATGTGTCGTTCCCACTACAGAAGGTGGTGTATCTGGTATAGGTAGAATGCCGCAACTACAACCGAGCGCATTGGTATTCGGTATGTTTATGGATGGCATGAATTCCCAGACGCCTGTCGTATTGGGTTCTCTTCCTCATGTGGAGTTTCCTACTAGTCAACAAGTTGGACAGAAGAAGGAAGATATAGGAAACGATAACAAACCAGAGACTTTGTGGGAAAGGACTGTTGAAGTACTACAACCAAAAGAAATCGATATACAAAACGAGAATACTGGCAATATCAATAACCTAGTTAAACTACAACGAGAGAAGACCGCAGTAAAATTCTTTTTGAATCTTGGATATTCTATAAAACAATCCATTGGTCTCACCTCGGCTCTATCTTTTTCTTCGGGAATGCGACCAAGTGTTAATCCCCAGTCAAAAGGATTAGCGAACTTTACGCAAAATCGTTACAGTGATTTACAGAAGTTTTCACCTAGTTTTGATAGGTTTCTTACCCAACTATCTTTTGTCGCATACGAACTAAACGGTTCACAGACGGCCGCAAACATTAGATTGTTACAATCAAAACGACTTGAAGAGAAGGGTATATGTCACATCATTGCAAAATACTATCTTGGTGATGTTGAGAAGACTAAACAAATTGAATTAACAGCTGGTCGTATGATGGATAGGATAGGTTAATGGCAGAGTTAAAGAAATCAGACTTAAATCTCAACCTTGTTTCTGAAGCAAGAAAGAAAGAGGCACAGAATGTACTCTTCAAAGGAAAAGCTGATAAGGCAATTGATGAGGTGTTCGTCAAGACATCTACCCTAGTCGGTAAGGTTGACGGAGAAGTCTTGGGTGGTATTAAAACACTTGGACAGTCTGCTAGTTCAGCTGAAGAAGTTATTACTGCGGGTATCGGTGCATTAACCGACAAGATGCCTAGTCTCAGTGGAATCAAATTACCGAACATATCACAAACAGATAGTGATGGTATTGTAACGGATATGACATCATTAACAGGTCTTCCTGCTATCAAGTGTAACAACCCTAATTCTGGGATGGAGGCTATATCTGATGGCACACCTCAGAGTATTGCGGAGTGTGTCGCATTGGTCGAGGGTGCAACCAAAAAATCATTCGAAGACATCTCTGCATTCACTTCTATCATAGAAGCACAGAACGCCACAGGTCTGGGTAGTAGTGGTGGGTTGTTTGGTAAGATTTCAGCTGCACTGTCTGTATTGAGTATCGGTAACCTATTACCAGAAATAAAAGCACTCGCACCAATCAGAGACTTGAATGATAAGATAGGTGAGTTCCAAGACAAAGTCGAATTGGGTATTAAAGACGCAACAGGAGAACTCTTTGCTGGTCTTGAAGGTGTTGGTGACCAAGTCGTAAACTCTACGCAGATTCAGGGTATGGTAGCTACAATCAATAAGGCAAAGTCTGAACTAAAATCATTCACAGATTTAAGTGATGTCGTAACTACAGGATTGACCGATAAACTTTCGGTTGTTAAGGACTTCGTTGATGATGTTGATAACTTTGTTGACGAGTTCGATGGAAGGGTTAGTGAAGGACTAGGTGGTGTTTTACAGAATTTAGGAGAAGGACTGACGGGTGCTGCTAATAATTTCATTAACAATTTAGTGCCAGGCGGGGTCTCTGCATCCGAAACAGAACGAAAGGCAATACTGAAACAGTTCTCCTTGGGAGATGACACAGAGAAAGCAGCTGCAGTAAAGACACTTGTTACCAAATCAAATACAGTTTCCGCTGCAATGAAACAGGTATTCGAGGATGTGAAACCACAACCAACTGCATCCGATTTAAATAACGCTATTACGGATGAAGCTAGAAGACGAGGTATCCCAGAAAAAGAAATCAGTGAAGCTTCCGAAGTACTTGCGACCATCGATAGTAAGATGAAAAAACTAGACACTACAATCAGTGGTACAATTGTTGTTGATGCTGGTATATTTGACGAAGCAATACCTATTGATGAGAACAACCAGAAATGGAGTGGTCGAAATAGTCCTGAAGATACATTTACCTATGTCGCATCTGTCGAAGAACTTGATGCTGAGTTTGCAACAGTCAAGAGAGAAGTGACCGAGGTTATTGTTCACGCATCCGAAACATATACGAACAAAGACATTGGTGCAATTGAAATAAACAACCTACAGATTGAACTGGGTCATGACGGTATTGGTTACCACTATGTCATTAGAAGAGATGGTAGACTACAACGTGCTCGTCCAGTGAGTCGTATCGGTGACCACGCTGTGGTAAATGGACACGACACTTTCTCTATAGGTATCGTTTTAGTAGGTGGTCTAAATATATCTGCGGGTGATGATAATCCTACAGATTACAAATCTGCACAGTCGTTTACTCGTCAACAGTACACGACTCTTGAGAAGTTCTTGAGAAGTTTCTACAGGAAATATCCTGGCGGTCAGGTGTTCGGTCATAATGATGTAGATGAGAATGAACTTGACCCATACTTTGATGTGTCAGATTATGTTGAATCGGTATTCAGAAAAGAAAACAAACTGATAGAACCGTCAACAAAAGGGCCCTTGAGTCCAGCGGAGATTAATAGTGACAACTAAACAAGACAATTTTGATATCCGAGTGGAGAAACTGGGAGTGGGTACAGAGAATACCCTTGGTGTACCTAATGATGGTATGCAAGACCCCACTGGTGAATATCCAAAGAGAGAATATAACTACGGTTCTTCAATCAACAAAGCTGCTCGTGGACTTAGTGTTAATGAGTTGTATGTTGGGGGTGGTGATGTTGGTGTCTCTCTTAATATAGAAAAACAACGTCCTTCCGAGTTTCCGTTTAATCAAGTACAAGAGACTCCTTCGGGTCATATTGTCGAATACGATGATACGCCTGGCGGTGAACGTATTCTTATAAAACATCGTACTGGTGCTGGTGTTGAGATGCGGGCAGATGGCACTCTTGTCATCTCTGCGGTCAATAACAAAGTAGAAGTTACGGGTGGTGACCAGACGGTTATCATTGAAGGTAACGGTAACCTAGTGTATCAAGGTAATCTCAACCTTAAAGTCACTGGTGACTATAACGTGGACGTAGGTGGAAACTATAACGTCAATGTTGCTGGTAGTCAAAACGAGTCTATAGAACACAATCATAAGACAACCGTGACAGGTAACTCCGAGTATATTACTAAGAAGACCAAGACAACTAGAACGGTTGGAACAAGCACTGACCAAATGTTATCAGACTTCAACCAACACGTCAAGTTTGATATGAAGACTCTTGTTCAAGGTAATGTTCAGGTGTCTTCTGAAGACACTATACTACTCACGGGTAAGGAAGCGTTCGCTGCAACGAGTAAGAACACTAACATTACAGGTGCAAAGTTTGTATCAGTAATGGGTCAGAAAGGTGCAATCGGTGGACGAATGGTAGACTTCACAGGTAACGCCTTTATGGGTGGTGAAGGTGCGGTTCCATTTAACTCTGGTGCTGCGTTCTACGGAACATTGTTTGGTAAAGCATCTGAAGCAATTTCGGCCGACCAAGCAGACAAATGTGATTTGGCATTAAGGTCATTCTGGGCAACCAATGCTGGTGCTGCGACCACAGCAGTAACCGCAGGAACCGCTGCGACAGGTGCTGCAACATTCACCGTCCCAACGGCATTAACAGCTGCGGTTCATGTTCCAGTATTCGTTCAAGAACAACAATATACCAGTTCTGGTCAGGGTAATGGCCCAATCAATGGTGAGTTTGTCGTAGGACATTCTACCAATGGTGATTACTCAATTAGAACTGTAGTCATCGATGGTGGTGACGTATTAAAGAATAAAACCCTATTGACCGATGATTATTTTGATGTGTTCGATAAGATACCAACGACCCAAGAGATTCGTTCTGCGTTTAGGAACTCATCTTCTAGAAGTGTGGTTGGTGGTGTACTTGTTTCGGAAGAAAGACTTAATTCGGAATATAAGACAAAGACTCCTCCTGCCATTGGTAGAACCGTGAAGAAGTCTCCGTCATCTAGATTTGGTTTTGAATCGATTGGTAATGCAATTGAAAATAGAGGAAAGAGATTCACAAGATGATAGTATTAGTTGACCCAGTATATAACCCAGAGTTTAAGACCAACATCACATCGTTGACCAAGCTTGCGCCAGGCATTACTGTTGCAAAGTTCCTTGGTGCGTATGGTGATAGAACCCCATTCAATCATGTGACTAGTGAGACTAAGAGAAAAACAATTGCACGAAACTTGTATCTACAAGCAGAAGCAATGAGAATCATTAATGGTAATATCGAGAATTTTAATGACATTCGTTTGATTGTATCAGAAGGTGTTTATGACCTCAAAGATATTGATGACGGTGATGAGGTCATGGAGAAGAAATCAGATGGTCGTTTAGTCTATTATCAAGTAATAGGTCAAGACGGTAAAATCAATCTGGAACAAACGTTTGATGTTGCGGAGTATTGGAAAGACTATATCAATTTTGGTAAACTATATCTGGACTATGATAACTATAATCCAGACGGTAGTATTACTGCACAGATTGGTCTAGAGTTTCCACAAGCTCCAACTTCCTTTGATATCTCATTTAGTGGAGATGTTGGGACTTATTTTAATAATGAGTTAATGAGTTCAGATGAATTAATAGAAATAAAGGAAAGTGACTAAAAAGTCATATAAATAGAACTATGGCAATACGAAGAGCGTTCGCACAAGAAGACACTAACCTACAGACTGCGTCAGTAACGACCAGTCGTGTACGTCAGTATACCGATATCGACCTTGCATTTATAGCAAAACCGACTAGTGGAGAAATCTACAAGAAGACGGATGCAGCTGCGGTGAGACAAGCGGTCAAGACACTAGTTATGACAAATAGACTGGAGAAACCGTTTCGTCCAAACTTCGGGGGAAATGTCCAAGGTCAGTTGTTTGAACTAGCGGATAGGGGTAAGTCTGATACATTACGTAGAGGTATCATAGAAAACATAGAAGTCTATGAACCAAGAGCAAAGGTCATCGATGTTCGTGTAAACCTCCAACCAGACAACAATAGTTTAGACGCAACGATAATGTTTAAGGTAGTTAATACCGAAGAAGAAGTTGAGTTCACTACAACACTAGCAAGGTTAAGATAAAATGGCAACAACAATAAAATCGACATCATTAGATTTTGATGCAATTAAAAATAACCTCAAAGTATTTCTTGCTGATAAACCAGAGTTTGCGGACTACAACTTCGAAGCATCTGGTCTATCCAATATCTTAGACGTTCTTGCATATAACACACATTATAATGCACTGACAGCTAACTTCGCATTGAATGAATCTTTTCTTGGAACCGCACAGTTGCGTAGTTCCATACTATCTCTTGCCGAAGGTATTGGATACATTCCAGATTCTATGACATCTTCTCAAGCGATTGTTAACTTGACGTTGAACCTTGCGGGTGTTACTGACCGAACGACTGAGATACAAATCCCACGTGGGTTAAAGTTTAATGCAACCGTGAACGATGCGGAGTATGTGTTTCAGACACAAGAAAATATTAACGCAATAGATAATGGTTCAGGTCTTTATGAGTTTAAAAACATTGCTGGTAGTAGGAATATTAAGATTTTCGAAGGAGTCGAACGAGTAAAAACTTTCCTCGTCTCTAGAGCTGAAGACAACGCAGTGTATGTTATTCCTGATGCACAAATGGATATCGATACCGCAATCATTCGTACATATGAACAACCATCTTCATCGGTCTTTACTGCATATACTAGTATCCTAAAAGCGACAACTATTAACGCCAACTCTACAATATACATTCTCAAAGAAGCACCTAATGGTTTCTTTGAATTGTCATTCGGTAACGGTGCAACTCTTGGTGCTGCACCTAAGACTGGTTCAAAGGTTACTGCAACATATCTTGCAGCTAGTGGCGCTTCTGCTAATACTGCGAATACGTTCGAACCCCAATCACAAGTTACGGTATCTGGTAGTGGTTATTCAATGAATGTTGCTACGGTAGCTATCGGCATTGGTGGTTCTGCAAAAGAAACAACAGAATCCATTCGTCAGAACGCTCCGTTCCAATATGCATCTCAGAATAGAATGGTAACTGCGGTAGATTATTCTACCTTAGTACTAAGAAACTTCTCCACACTGATTAAAGATATTCAATCATTTGGTGGTGAGGATGCACTCGACCCAGAATTTGGTACAGTGTTCCTATCAATCTTATTCAACGCAGACGTTGATGCGGTAACCATAGCGACCACAAAAGATTCTATCGTTGACCTTGCTAAACAACTGTCAGTTGCTTCTTTTAATATTAAGTTTACTGACCCAGTCAAGACATTCATAGAGACTAGAACGTTCTTCCAATACAACCCTAGTCTGACTACACTCTCTAGAAATACTATTCAGGACACAGTGAACGCTGCTATCAAGTCTTATTTTGAGACTAGTATTGGTAAGTTTTCGCAATCGTTTAGACGTTCGAATCTTCTTACGTTGGTCGATGATGTAAGTGCTGCGGTTCTTTCTTCACGTTGTGATGTGTTTGTACAGAGACGATTCACTCCAACACTAACTAAGATTCAAGACTATACACTTAGGTATGCAACAACTTTGCAGACTCCTGATGATGTCAACTATATTATAACATCTTCTCCGTTTAGATACAAGAACAAAACGTGTATTATTAGAAATAAATTGAATACCAATAAACTAGAAGTGTACAACACAGAAGGTAATGAGGTTATCGTTGATAATGTTGGTAGTTACTCAACAGACACAGTCTTTATTGTAGGACTACAGATTGACAATTTTGTTGGTGCAGATGGATTCATTAAACTCTCAGCTAAACCAGCAAACCAAAGTGCTATATCTCCGTTTAGACAAGACATTCTTGAACTAGACCCAAGTAACACATTCTCTCGTGTAGTCACCGTGGACACTGGGGTCACTAACTAATGAAACAAGATGACACTCTAACAGACCTGAATAGAAGAGCTATTGCATTTCCGCATCAGTCGGTCGAGGAAGTGTTGCCTGCATTCTTTAGAGAAGAGTACCCCAAGTTAATTACTTTACTTGATTCGTACTACGGTTTTGAAGATGGTGACACGTCTCCGTCTAAATTGGTTAATGAACTCTTCTATAGTCGTGACATTACACAAACGGATATAGATTTATTATCTTATATAGAAGATGAACTTCTCTTGGGACAATCATACTTCGAAGGTTTTGCTGACAAGAGAGCTGCATCAAAATACTCAAGTACTCTGTACCAATCAAAGGGTACTAAGTATTCTATAGAACAGTTCTTTAGAACTTTCTTTAGTATTGACCCCGATGTAATTTACACCAAGAAAAATGTATTTAAGGTTGGCGAAGAAGATTCACAGATTGGTTTGAACTCACAAAAGTATATTACCGATAACAAATTATACCAGACCTTTGCTATACTTGTCAAGTCTGATATCGCCTTTAGTGAATGGAAAGAACCATATAAACTATTCACCCACCCCGCTGGTATGTTCATTGGGTCAGAGGTTCAGATTGTATCTGAAGGTTTTGATACATTGACAGCACCATTTGTTCAAATCGAACCACCACCACCAATCGTGGTAGAGGGAAGGGGTCTATTTGGAGACTATGCATTGAGTAGTATTACATCTCTTGTTGATGACCTATATACAGATTCAGCTGGTGTGTTAAGTAGAATCAACGCAGAACTCACGTCTATGGATGACTTTGATAAGGTTGGTACGATTCAAGATATAGAGAATCAGTACTCATCCTTACGTGAAGCACAGACTGCAACGTCACCTACGTTTGATGACTCAGACCAATTCCAGACAAACGGTATGGATATGAGTAACAACTTCTCCTTCGAGACGTTAGACCAAGACGCATTTAGGTGGTATAGTGCAGACTCAGACCAGTACTTAAAAACATTTACTTTATAGTAACAACTCTTATAAATAGATAAAACAAGACGGAACAAAACAATGGCAAGACAGACGGTAAACAGAGGAACAGCGGCAAATGACGGAACGGGTGATACCCTACGTGTTGCTGCACAGAAAATAAACGAGAACTTCACAGAACTCTATGTGGCAGTTGGTGGTGACTCTGCCACAGCATCTGTTAGTCTGACTCTTGGTGGTGCATTATTCGAAGGTCAAGCTGAAAATTCTTTCCAAACGTTGGTGCAAACAATAGAACCAACACAGAGTAATGACATATATCTTCCTGATACAAGTGGTACTATTATTCTAGACTCTGACACACAGACGTTGTCTAATAAGACCATTCTTGTTCCTATAATGACAACCCCTAAGATTCGTGATGCGAACGCAAGTCATACTTACAATTTAACAGTAGGTGACATAAGTGCGAATCGTAACATGGCACTCCCCGCACTAACTACTAACGACACATTCGTTTTTGCAAACCAGACTCAGACATTAACCAATAAGACTATCAGTAGTTTAACTGTCAACAATCCAACGTTTGGTGGTATTGATGGTGGTTCAATTCTCTTCGATAGTGACGGTGATGAGTACTTAAAGTTTGTAAAGACTGCAAGTGCGATTAACTTCGTTACAATCACAAACGCTGCGACAGGTAATGCAGCTGTAATCGATGTTGACGGTGGTGATACTAATATCAGTCTGAAGATTGGTGCAAAGGGTACTGGTGCAGTACAGATTGTAAACAAACTTGTTCTTGAAAAGGGTTCGGACGTTGCAACAACAACTGCTGTAGATTTATCGGAACCATTAACAGTATTTAACTCTGGTGGTCTGATTCTTCCGACTATTTCGGATGGCACTATTCAAGCTGAAGTAAAACACTTCAGTAATGTAGGTGCTGGTGAAGTAAGATTACAAGCAGGAAGTACATCTAAAATATTTGGTTGTAATAACAATGGTTACGTTTCATTTGGTGAAGGTGACGGATGTATACTAGTATGGAACTCAACAAAAAGCAAATGGTTCTTTGTGTCTAATAACGGCACAACAATAGTGAACCCCTAAAGGATAAATGAAATGGCGATTGTAACTCAAAGAATTAAAAAACAAGTCATCCAGTCGATATCAGCTGACATAGGTACTGCATCTGAAGAATACTTCATTGGAATTGGACGTTCCGAAGATTGGAATGATTCTGACATTGCACCTGCGGCTATCAACAGTTCACGAGAAGAAAGAAACTTTCGTCTTGGATTACAGTCTGTCAAAAATGTTATCGACTACTCTTTTGTTGTTCCTAGATACAACTGGTCTTCTGGTGCAGTTTATAGTGCATACGATGACGCACAGGTAGGTTATCCCGCACAGACATACTATGTCATGAACGATAACAACCAAGTTTATATGTGTATCCAACAATCAAAGAACACTGTTGGTCAAGCACAGGTGTCTACCGTGCAACCTACTGGTAACACGACAGGAACCCCGTTTGATACCGCAGATGGTTATATCTGGAAGTTCTTGTACTCTATTGGTGCTTTGGATGCAAACAAATATATCTCCGCAAACTACCTCCCAGTAACATTGGTTGGTGCTACCGACTCGGATTCTCCTGCTGCAATCGTAGAACAGAAATTAGTTCAACAGGCTGCAATTGTAGGACAAATTGTTGGTTATGTAATCGACTCAGGTGGTAGTGGTTACTCATCTACTCCTACGGTTACTATTGTAGGTGACGGAACAAAAGCAAAAGCTGGTGCAGGTATTTCTGGTGGACAGGTTACCCAAGTAGAACTTATTGATAGTTCTGGTTCATACACATTAGGTTCGGGATACAATGCCGCTTCTGTGTCAATAACTGGTGGTGGTTCACCAACTAAACCCGCATCGGTAAGAGCTGTCTTAGGTAGTGTAGGTGGACTCGGTGCAGACCCAAGGGATGACCTTCGTTCTACCGCAATTATGTTCAACGTAAAACCTGAAGGTGCTGAGGGTACTGACTTTATTATCGGTAACGACTTCCGTCAGGTTGGACTCATAAAGAATATGAAGGACAGTTCTGGTTCAGTAGACTTTACTGCATCAACAGGTCTTGCACTTAAGCGTTTAGAGTTCTCAAGTTTCTCAACACAATTTACTACCGATAACATTATGGTCGGTGGAACATCTGGTGTGAAGGCTTATATAGATAAGATAGACTCCGACACTATTTGGTATCACCAGACAGAAGTAACTGGATTCGGAAACTTTGGTGCTGGTGAAAACATAACAGAACTTGTCGGTAATGGTGCTGGTAGTTTGAATGCAACATATGCTCCATTCGTTAATCCTGAAGTAGATATATTCTCTGGGGATGTACTATACATTGACAATCGTGCGTCAATTACACGTAGTGCTGAACAGACCGAAGATATTAAAATCGTAATCCAAATTTAAGGTAACCAGAGATGCCAAAGACATTTACATCCAACGTATTTAACTCCTCTTACAAGGATGATTTTAAAGATAGTGATAACTATCATCGTATTCTGTTTAACAGTGGTCGTGCATTGCAAGCACGTGAACTTACACAGATGCAAACTATTGTCCAAGAAGAAATTAGTAGGTTAGGACGAAACCTCTTTGAAGATGGTGCAGCTGTAAATCCAGGCGGGTCATCGCCAGATACCGCATCCGAATTCATTAAACTAAATACGGCTACAAACACTCTACCAACAGTCCTAACGACCTTAGTTGGAACTGAGTTTACTGGACAAACGTCTGGTGTTAAAGCGAGAGTATTAGAAGTTCTTGCTGCCGAAGGTAGTGACCCCGCAACATTATATGTACAATACACAAGTACCGCATCTGCCAATGCTGGTGAATTAACCATTCGTCTGAATGCTGGTGAAGATATTTCTAATGGGTCGGACACACTTACTGTCCAGTCTACTAACACAGTAGCGAACCCTGCTATTGGTGTAGGGTGTCAATTCTCAGTTGCTGAGGGTGACTTCTTTGTTCGTGGTCGATTCGTATATTCTCCTCCACAAACCATTCATCTTTCGAAGTATACTAGATATCCAAGCAAGGTTGTTGGTTTCAAAGTAACAGAAGATATTATTACTGTTGCTGATACTCAAGAGTTATATGATAACCAAGGCTCTACACCTAACCTGTCTTCGCCTGGCGCAGACCGTTATCGTATCAAACTTACACTTACTACACAAGACCTAGTTGCTAGTGATGAGAACTTTGTTTACTACGCAAAAGTGGTTGATGGTAATACGGTTGCCCAAGTTTCTGGGTTTGATGGTTATGCAGCACCTGATGAAATGGTTGCGATAAGAACTAAAGAAGAGTCTGGTGATTATATCGCAAAGACCTTCACTGTAGATTTCTCTGATTCTGGTACAAACTTAATCGCTTCGGTATCTGATGGTACGGCTTATGTAAATGGTCATCGTGCCAACTCTAGCGCATCAGACCCATTGGTCATTCCAAAACCAAGAGGCACTGCGACACTTACTAATGAAGTCGCTGGTATTACTTACGGACAATACTTTTTGTGTAATGTCTTGAAAGGTAATTTGGATATCAGAACGTTCGCAAAACAGAATTTACGTTCTGCTGTGGCACATGGTGGTTCTACCATAGGTACTGCAAGAGTTCGTGCTGTAGAAGAAGATGGTGCAAACTATCGTGTATACCTGTTCGATATTCAAATGAACAGTGGACAATCACTACGTAACGTTAAGTCCTTGGGTACTAGTAGTATACGAGTTGCTCAACCTATACTAGTTGGTAATAAGGCTGTAATTAAACAATCACTTGCTACAAACTTGGTGTACGCTTTACCTAACCCTCGTCCAAAGAATATTACAGATGTTGACTTTGAAGTTCAACGTATTATAACTGGTACGTCAAATGGTTCGGGTTCGTTGACAATATCACTTTCCGCCACGGGAGAGACTTTTGCTAATACCTCTCAGTGGATTTTTACACGTAACGATACTGGTGTTATAGTTGCTGCTTCCGCTAACGGTGCGGGAACAAACTCATCAACAATCACAAGTCTTCCTAATAGTCAAGCAGTTACGGTATATGCTAAAGTAAACAAAGCGCAACCTTCGGTTCGTCAAAAGACATTAGTCGAAACTACTTTTAGTGGTGCGGTTGAGTCGGACGGAACAGGAACTAAGTTTGTAAACTTACACGCAACAGATTTATATAACACACTGTCAATCAAACAAAATGATTCTTCTGGTGCAGACTTATCTTATCTCTTTACTGTTGATAACGGACAACGTGCGGGTTTCTATGATAACGCTCGTCTCGTTCTTGATGGTGGTGCAACAGCGCCCTCTGGTGCGGTATTCACAAGATATAAACACTTCACTCATGGTGCTGGTGATTACTTTTCAGTGAACTCTTACACAGGTCAAGTTGAGTATGAAGATATTCCTACTTTTAATGTTGGCCCTCGTAGTTCAGTTAGTCTACGTGACGTAATCGATTTTCGTTCTTCGGTTGACTCAGCTGGACTATTTGTTGCCGGTGACGCAGCACATAACGAAATACCTACTAACGGTGATATCTTTCAAGGGGATGTTGAATATTATGTTCCTCGTTCTGATAAGATTGTTGTTACAAAAGATGGTGAGATTAAAAACATTCTAGGTGAAGCAGGATTTGCTTCACAGATTCCAGCTACTCCACTAGATACGTTGGGTCTTTTTGAAATAGAACATAACGCATATGGTTTGAATGACTCCGACATTGCGATGAATCCACTTGAAGCAAAACGATTCACGATGAAGGACATCTCTAAACTTGAGAAACGTATTGACAATCTAGAAGAAGTAACCTCGTTAAGTCTTCTTGAAGTTCAGACATCTTCTCTATTGGTGTTAGATAGTGACGGTAATACAAGAACTAAGTCTGGTTTCTTTGTTGACAACTTCGTAGATAGAAGTTTTACTGATGCTGCAAACGCAGAAAACCGTTCTGCCATTGACCCATCTAGAGGTCTATTAGCACCCCAGACAGTAGAAGACAACATTTCACTTATATACGATAGTGCGCTTTCAAGTAACACTATCATGAAAGGTGATACTGTTTATCTTAACTACACACATAAAGAAGCTATCTCCCAACCATTAGTGTCTGGAACAGAGAATGTAAACCCATTTGCCGTTATCACTGGTGAAGGTTCTCTTACATTGTCACCAGCATCTGATGACTGGCAATCAACTACATATTCACCAGCAAATGTAATCAACAAGACTTCAACCGAAGACCTCGGTATCCTCAATGAAGGCGAACTTGCAGCGGGAACCGCTGTTGGTAGAGGAATGACTCCTTGGGTCTGGAGTGGTCGTCCATTCATTCCTATGCTTGGATTTGGATTTGGTATTGGTGGTGAAGGTGGTTTTGGTGGTAATCTGTTTGGTGGATGGAGAGGAGTGAATGCATGGAACTGGAATGGTGTAGATACAACCACATCTAGACAATCCAACGGTATCAGTGCAACCTCTAATACGACTTTCGGTCAAGATAGAGTAACAACCACCACGTTCTCACAGAGTGTTGTTGTAGGTAATAGAACTGTTCGTAAAGTAGTTGGTGACAGAACAGTATCACTGACATTTATTCCTTTCATGCGTTCAAGAAAAATATTCTTTAAAGCAGAAGGTCTACGACCTAGTACTCGTTACTTCCCATTCTTTGATGGCAAACCAGTCGCACACTTCTGTCGTGAAGAAACGTTCGATAGATTTGCTCGTAAAAACAGTGGTACTTTCTATGGACGACAGTTTCAAAATAGTTCTTCTCACCCACAAGGTACTTCTAACCTAGAAGCCGATGTTAATGGTAGAATTGAAGGTTCATTCTTTCTTCCGAGTTCACCTACGGAACGTTTCCGTTGTGGTACTCGTGAGTTTAAGTTACTTGATATCAGTAAGAATGATGACACAAACGCACTGTCTCATGCTAACATAAACTATGTTGCACAGGGAACATTGGAAACTAAACAACGAAGTATTACATCTACTCGTATTACCCAAACCAGAACTCGAAGATGGACAGAAACTACACGAGTCCGTAATCGTGACCCACTTGCACAATCGTTCACGGTAACCAACCCCTCTGGTATGTTTGTAACTAAGGTTCAAACTTTCTTTAAGAGTAAGGATAGTAGTATTTCGATTGAACTACAGATTCGTCCTATGGTTAACGGTGTCCCTTCTGCTGAAGATATTATCGGTAATGCGATTAAAGTACTACCACCGTCATCGGTCAGTGTAGCAGGAACCCAGACACAAGCTGGAGTAGCTGCTGCACCTACAACATTCGAATTTGACGAACCAGTCTACTTGAATGCTAATACGGATTATGCGATTGTACTTTTGGCTGAATCTATTGAATACGAAGCATATGTTGCAGAGACCTATGCATTTGAATTGGGTTCTACCGAGAAAAGAATCTCTCGTCAACCTTCAATGGGTTCATTGTTTAAGTCACAGAATGGTAAGACTTGGCAACCAGACCAAACAAAAGACTTGTCGTTCAAACTCTTTCAAGCACAATTCGATACTGCGGGTGGTTATGCAATCTTCGAAAACCGTGATACGGAAAAAGAATTGGCGTCAAGTAATCCATTCTTTACTGACAGTGGTGATGCAACAGTTACTATGTTGTTCCCAAATCATGGTTATGCAAAGACTGACACAATCATCATTGAAGGACTTACAGACGCAACCAGATATAATGGTATCCTTGGTTCAAGTATTAACGGAAGTAAAGTTGTTACACACGTTGACGGGTTCGGACTAAGATTTGAAGCAGACAGTGCTTCAACATCTGGTGGTAGATTTGGTGGTGCTACAGTAATCGCTGACAAACAAATTCAGTTTGACGGTGTCACACCAAACTTTACTACACTCTTACCTGATGACACATCACTGACGTATGGTGTAAAATATACTACTGGTAAATCTCTTGCTGCTGTAACTGGTCAACAAGTAAGATATCAGAAAGATGCGGAGTACAGTTCGGAAGTAGCTATTGGTCAAGAGAACTTTTTCTCCTCACCAAAACTTATTGCAAAAACACAGAACGAAACGTCTGAACTTGGTTCGGGTGTTCGGTCAACAACATTCAAAGTTAATATGGCAACTGTCCGTGCAGATGTATCACCATTGATTGATGCACAAAGAACTTCTCTTACAACAATAAGCAACCTTATTGATAATCAGGTTGCCAGTGGTACTGAGAATGGTGTCAACATTCCATTAACGTTTACAGCAGAAACCGTAGCTTTCGGTGGGTCTGCACTTGCGAAACATATTACCTCACCAGCGACTCTTGCAGAAGATGCTGTTGGTATGAAAGTACTTGTTGCTGCATTGAGACCTTCTGGTGCAGACTTCGACTTGTACTACAGAGTTGCAACGGACGGTGTTGTTATCTTTAATGAGGACTGGACGTACCAAGCTCCAGAATCATCAATTGCGCCAGACGAAAGAAACTTCCGTGAGTATCGTTTTCTGATTGGTGGTGATGGTGGTTCTGTTGACCCATTCACACAATATCAGTTTAAGATTGTGATGCGTTCGAACAACTCATCTAGGATACCAGTATTCAAAGACTTTAGAGCAATTGCACTGGCGGTATAATGAGTAAGTATACAATGGTTGATGGAAGTCAAAGTTTTGCAAGGACGCAATCGGGTGCTATAATTAATATAAATAAAGATGAGATAGATAGAGCACGTTCGAATAAAATCAAACGAAAGAATAAAGATAAAGAGTTTCGAGAATTAAAGAATGAAGTCGGTGAGATAAAAGAACTCCTCAACAAACTAATAGAGAAACTGTAATGGCAACAACGACCCCGACTATCACGACAATTAACGATACGTTCACTGAACTGGTAACTAATTCCAATACAGTGTCTTTAGACTTAGGTGCAACAGGTAGACTAAACACGAACGAAGATTCTAGTGCCGTTGCAGCTATTAACGAACTGGAACTAGGTATTCGTGGTACATCCAATAAACTAGTCGATTCAGACCTTGCAGACTTTACCGCAAACAACATTGTCTCTGCACTACATGAACTCGATAGTGACCTTCATGGTGCTGGTGGTGGTAACGCAAAGGCAGACTTGACAACCAATGCGAATGATATCGTATCAGGTGTTAATGAACTTGAATTGGGTATCAGGGGAACTAATAACGGACTGGTTGCAGCTATCCTATCAACTACCGCAAATGACCTAGTATTGGCCATTGGTGAACTTGATAGTGACATTGGTGCAAGACCGCATACAACTCTTACAACTGGTTCAAAGAACCTCACTGCTGCGGTCAATGAACTTGAAGCAGACATATTTAACGCAGAGGGTGGAACTAAAAGAACCCTTGCGTCACTTGGTACAACCGACCAGACTGGTATCGTTGATGCAATCAATGAACTAGAAACTGCAATACGTGGTACTACAACAAACTACAATATAAGTACTTCTTCTAATGATTTAGTGGGTGCTGTTAACGAACACGATGCGGAACTAGGTACAATTACTGCTGTTGCAATGGGTACAAACGCATCAACAGTAAGTACTGCAATCAACGAACTTGACAGTGACCGTGATGTTTTAATTACATTTGTTGAACCTAAACAAGCAATCACAACTACCGCAACAACTGTTGCCGATGCAATCAACGAACATGATGCAGAGTTGGGTACGATTAGTGCTGCTGCAATGGGTACAACTGCAAGTACTGTATCATCTGCCATTTACGAATTAGAACAAGAAATTGATACACTCAATGCATTCTGCGAACCCACACAGGCATTAAACACTACCGCAAACTCACTTGCTGATGCAGTAAACGAACTTGATAGTGACATTGGTGCAAGACCGCATACAACTCTTACGACAACTGCAAAGACTCTTACTGGTGCAATCAATGAAGTCGATGGAGAGATTGGTGGTGCTTCACTAAATACATCCGCAACCACACTACGTGGTGCAATCAATGAATTGCACGGTGAGATTGGTTCTGCGATTGGTAGTACACACAACACTACCACTGCTAATATTGGTGCATCTCTCAACTCCCTAGATAGTGCTGTAGGTAATCTAGCAATACTAAATAGTGATGGTTCTATCGGAAACAGAACTGACCTCGTAAGAGCGGTCAACTCACTTGCGGATGACATCACACTACTAGATTCAGATAGTACATTACAGAACTCAAGATTGGGTTCACTAGTAGATTTAAACAGCGCATTTGTGGGTGCTGAAAGAAATAACTTTGTTGCTGCCCTAAACGCACTGAGAGCTGATATTCCATTAATCTTTAACGAGAATGGAACGCAACTTAATTAATCGGAGAGAACATGACTGTTCTATTAAAACTAAAAGACAGTGCTAGTGCCGATTTTGTTGAGTTTTCCTCTACAGAAGAGAACTACATTGCGTACCAAGCTGGTCTACAACTTGCATCTGACGACAGTTCTGATGTAGGTTCTCTTGCGTTTGGTATCCATGGCACTCAGAACAACATTGGTTCTTTCACAAACACTGCCTATGATTCCGCAGTAGGAACAGGTGGTGATGGTTCGTTCCTAACATTTACCACAACAACAACACCAATCAGACAGACCATTGGTACAGTGACTCCTTCGGGAACCAACTATCGTATTCCTGTTACACAAAGAGATAGTGATGGACAAAGAATCATTCAGGAAATGAGTGATGCTGATGAAGATAGTTTGTTAACAAGAATTGGTTCACGTATCTTCACGTCCGATTATCCAGGCTCATATAAACTCGCAACGTCAACACCAGCTGGTGGTTACACACTCGCATTATCGGATGTGACAACCGACACCAGAGCTGAAGGTACGTCAATACAGAAAAACATCTATAGACGAACAAGCATGACACCACCCACAAAGGTGTTGCCTTTTGCGATTAAACGTTCTAGCGGTGCAACGGGAACCTATCAGGGTCTTCAGTTGATGACCGATGCACAAGTAAAATATAGTATTGGTACAAGGTTAAAGAATAAGATTGCGTCTAGTACTAGTGGTATTGGTACATATAAGGTATTAAGTTCCTCAACAGGAACACCAACCAACGCAGGGTTTACTGGTACTTGGCAATCAAAGGGAGCTGCGACTGATACTCGTAATGCAATTGTTGATGTAAACTATACAAGAAATCGTGCATCCACTTATGCAAGATTAAGAAACTCTAACTATACTGCGGATTATACTAGGTCAAGAAGTTCTACGTATGCAAGGTCTTCTAATGTTACGAGAACAAGCACATACTCAGCTACGTATACTAAGACCAGAGTCAGTACTTATTTAATCAGTGGTTTCCTTGGTAACTACACAGGTAACTATTCAAGAACAACGTCAGGAACATTTACAAGAACTTCGGTCACGACATCTCCCTACGCAAGCGCCTTTACTGGTAACTTCTCTGGTAACTATTCTCGTCTATTAGCATATACTGGCAACTATGCTGGTGTGGGTGGAAACTATAATAGAAGTTCTACAGTAGTTGCTAACTATGTTAGAACTTCAACTAATGTCTTTACTGGTAACTTTACCAGAGACTTGACATATATGGGTAACTATAGTTCTGACTTCCTTGGTGAATACTCAGCTGCGTATCAAAGAGTATCGACCCAAGGTAACTTTTCTCGTAACTTCATTGGTAACTATGGACGTGCGTTTACACGAACTCGCCAGTCTAGTTATACTAGAAACAGTACCAGAGATTCACAGAGAACTAGTACCAGAGATTCACAGAGAACTATTGCGGGTAACTTTACTGGTGACTTTACTGGTAACTATGCAAGAAACTTCGCTGGTAACTTTACTAGAACTAGTATAGGTACAATGGGTTATGAAACCACATTTAGTAGAGGTCGCCAAAAACAAGGCAACATTGAGTTCTATGTTGGCAACTTCGTTGGTCAGAATTACTATACTCGTAATCGTGTGGCTGCGACAGGTTCTTTGAGTGGTGTCCTTTATGCAACCCCAGGCAATACCACATCAATGTATTGGAAAGTCCCTCTTGCAGGTGATACTACCCCGCAGTTGATGGTATATGATGGCCAAGGTGCTGGTCAGTTTTGGATACAAGGGGGACAAACTACAGGAGGGACAACATCTCAACGACTAATAACTCAGGAGAAACACGAACAGATTACTGAGTATAATGGTAGTACCACGATACCATCTTTTAAGGACTTTTTACAGGCTAGTGATTCAACCTACATTGTTTATATGCAAAATATCACTGCCGTTAAAATAGGGGCATATGAGATTCGCAAGGGTTCGTATCGTGGTACGTATTTTAATGACCCAGTTTATGATATACGAAGAAGAACGATGACCTCTTATGTCGGTAACTACGCTGAAAGCTATGTCGGTAACTACTCTAGAAACTTTGCTAGAGGTTTCACCAGAAACTCTACAAGAAACTCAGCTACAAGTTTTACTGGTAACTTCGCTGGTAACTTTTTAGGTAACTTTACTGGTGATTTCACTGGTAACTACGGTAGAAACTTTATTGGTAACTACTCTAGAAATTACACTAGAACTCGTGCGTCTACATACACTGGACTTGCACACTATTCTCGTAACTTCGCTGGTAACTTCGTGGGTAACTACTCTAGAGATTTCTCAACGGATTTCACTGGTAACTACTCAAGAAACTATGCTGGTAACTATACGGGAGATTATACTCGTAACTTCACTGGTAACTATTCCAGAACATTTGCTGGCAACTATGCTGGTGCGACAATCGGGTCTGGTAATCAAAACATTGAGACGTATACTCTCTATGTAAGAACTGCATAAATAGGGTTGTTATGGGAACTACTACACTAAAACTTGAAGGCACCAATGGTGACCTCAAGCAGATAACTACCACCGAAGAGAATTACCTCGCCTATCAGGCGGGGTTGCATTTGTCTGCATTAGATTCTAGTGCCGTAGCGGCACTCACAACAACCAGTACAAACAACACTTTAATCGGTACATACACAGATACTAGTTTTACCGATGCAACAGGCACACACGGATTCAGTGGTGGTAATGTTCCTGTTATACAAACAACAAGTTCGTTCTATCAGAAAGAAGGTGTAACCGACTTTGCAGGAGACTCGGATTCGTTTAGATATCCGACAGAGTTTGCTGATAACGGTGGAACACCAGAACTTCACGAATTAGATTCAGCTGAAGTTAACACACTCACAGACAGACTCTTATCTCGTATTGCGGTGTCAGAATATCCAGGCGTATATCGTCTAGGTTCCTCATCGCCAGGCGGAACATTCTCTGTATACAAGGCGGGAGTGTTTACCGATAAACTTCGACCTACCGTTAGTGGAACCGCATACAACCTATATGTGAAGTCTTCGATGACATCACCAACGGCAATAAGACCCGTTTCAATTAAACGGTCAAGTGGTCTGACGGGTTCTTTCCAAGGCATCAAAGAGATGACCGATGCGGAAATAAGATATACCTTTGGTTCAAGAGTCCAGTCCCGTATCATGAATGGTTCGTCTGGTATTGGTACATATCAACTACGTAGTAACATTCAGGGAGCTCCATCTGATACTGGTACATGGGCTGCAAAAGGAACTGCAACCGACACCCGTTATGATTTGGTCAACACAGATTATTCTGCTACCTATACTAGAAACAGTACAGCAGACTCAACAGTTAACTCTACACAGAACTTTGCTCGAAGTGTTGATTATGTAGGTAACTACGCAAGAAGTTTCACAGCAAACTATCTCGGTGAGTATGTTGGTGATTTCACTGGTGACTACACTGGTGATTTCACTGGTAACTATTCGAGAAGTTTTCTTGGTGACTACACAGGAAACTATGCAAGAAACTTTGTAGGTAACTACACTGGTAACTACGCAAGAAACTTCCTTGGTAATTACGTAGGTAACTATGCACGTGCTTACTCAGCTGTTTATTCCAGAACAAGGGTAACAACTTATACGGGTGATTTCACTGGTAACTACGTAGGAAACTATTCACGTAATTATGCGGCCGCCTATACTAGAAACAGGGTAGCTAACTATGTTGGTGACTTTACAGGTAACTACGTAGGAAACTATGCTCGTAATTATGCGGCAAACTATCAAAGAACTCGTGTAACTACTTACACTGGTAACTTCCTCGGTGACTACACTGGTAACTATGCTCGGGCATTTAGTGCGAACTATCAGAGAACTTCAACCAGAACTTCAACCAGAACTTCAACTCCATCTTACCTCGGCGACTATGTTGGTAACTTCCTCAGAACAAGAGCGACTGCATATGCAAGGACTCGTGTAACTACTTACACAGGTGACTTCGTAGGAAACTACACAGGTAACTTCGTAGGAAACTACACAGGTAACTTCGTAGGTAACTATGGAAGAACAAGAGCGACTGCATACGCAAGGACTCGTGCTACCGCATACGCAAGAACTCGTACAGCCACTGGCAACTATGCGAGAACACGTGCTACTAACTATGCGGGTGGTGGTAAAGGTGGTAACGCTTATAACTACACTGGTAACTTTGTAGGTAACTATGCCAGAACTTTATACTATGTGGGTAACTACACGGGTAACTTTGTGGGTAACTACACTGGTAACTTCGTAGGAAACTACTCAAGAACACGTGCTACCGCATACAACAGAACAAGAGCGACTGCATACGCTAGAACACGTGTTACCAACTATGTGGGTGACTTTGTAGGTAACTATACTGGTAACTTCGTTGGTAACTATGGAACTAACTTCCAAAGAACTCGCATAGGTAGCTTCGCAGGTGACTTTGCTGGTAACTTCCTTGGTGACTACACAGGTAACTACGCACGAAACTTTTCAGCAAACTATCAGAGAACTCGTGTTACCGACTATGTTGGTAACTTCCTTGGTGACTACACAGGTAATTATGCCCGTGCATTTAGTGCTGACTATACTCGAAATAGTGTTGCAACATTTGCTGGTGACTTTACAGGTAACTACACAGGAAACTATGCCCGTGCATTTAGTGCTGACTATACTCGAAACTCGTTACAGGACTTTGTTGGTAACTTCCTTGGTGAGTATACTGGTAACTATTCGAGAAGTTTTACTGCGGATTATCAAAGAACAAGAGCGTCAACATACTCAGCTGCATATTCTAGAACACGAACTTCCTTGTACAGTGCAAACTATCAAAGAAATCGTGCATCTACATACACAATAAATTCTACCAGAAACTCTCTAAGAAACTCTGTTGCAACATTCACTAGAACTAGTGTCGTGGTGCGTTCGAGTAACTACAGTAGAACACGAACGAGTGTTACAACCTTTACTGGCGACTTTACTGGTAACTTTGTTGGCGACTTTACAGGTAACTATGTGGGTAACTATGTGGGTACAACAATTGATTCTGGAACGTCTACAATTAAGACCTACACCCTCTATCAAAGAACAGCATAAACATCGTATATATAATAGTGAAGAAGACATAGGAGACTTAACATGGCAAAAAATTGGTTAGATAATGCATTCTGGGAAACCCCCAAAAAACAAATATTGAATGCAATCAGTGAAGATGAAGTTGGAAACAAACAGGTTCGTCAAGTTCATAGATTGGACAAGGTCAACGAAGATGGAACAGACAATGAACTGTTCATCGAAGCTGTTGCATTCCTTGGACAAGATAAGATTGATGAGTCCAGTAAGAAACGATTGGAAAAGAAACAGGGTGAAGCTGAACTTGAGAAACAAAAGAAACTAGAACACGAACGTGCAAAGAAACTAGAAAAATTGTTCGAGTATAAACTAGAGACTTTTGAGATTGAAGAGATTAAGGTTTCTAAGAACCGTCTTTTAAAATCTAAACTAAGACGCTCCAAATCGATTCCTGAAGTGAATCTCTATGCTATGATGATTGTGAAGGAAACGTTGGATGAAGAAAACACCAAGTAAAGGTTTTGTAATTGTTGCATCAAAGAATCAAAACTTCTATACATATGCAGTCAATCTAATAGAGTCAATCAGAGACTACTACCCCGAAGCTAAAATCTGTCTCGTCACGGAAGAACATTTTCTTGATGACCGTGCGGATGAAGCCGACAAAATTATTCTGTGTGATGACCACTACCGTGCAAAACTGTGGGGTATGGCACAATCTCCGTGGGACATTACAATGTATGTCGATGCTGACATGGATTGTGAACACGAGGACATTGCAAAAGTCTGGGATGAGATGAAAGACTATGATATGGTCTTCCACGCATTAACTCCAGAACGTGAGAAATATTACGCAATTCGTGAATTCGCTTATGGTGGTGGTACTGAGAAGTTCACCCTATGTGGTGGTGTGTGTCTTTATAATAGTGCCAAACCATTGGTACGTGAGTTCATGGAAGACTGGTTCGAGTTGTACAATAAACAACAAAGAGATATGTGGCGACCAGAAGGTTTTAACAAGGAACAGTTTGACCGTGACCTAAGACATTTTGACCAGACAACACTTTGGTGGTTGACTGAGAAAGAAGAGAAATACAAAGACTTGAAGATTGGTATCTTCTACGATGACATTCGTTGGAACTACTTTACTCAATATGCGTATGAAGGACTTAAATCTATTGATGGTAAACCACCTATCCTGAGACACTACTCTGGCTCTCTCAAGAAAGATGTATTAATAGTATGAAGAATGTCCCGATAAAAAACAAAGAAATCTTAGATGTCTTGAACGAGTTCTTGTGGTATTATGATAACAAGGATTTTATTCAGAAAAACCTACACCTACACGGTAAAGCAAAGGATAGAGATTTCTATGTTGGTGCAGAGTATCGGGACGAAGTTATCGCAATGGACGAGAAACATGAGGGATTTCCTGACGCTGGACACTCTTATGCATTGAAGGCAGACAGATTAGAACATCTTAAAGGTTCTGATTCTAAAGCGGCCGACCTTATCGCACGATACAGTAACTTAAACGAAAAACTTTGTACACTATTGTCAACACGAAACAATGCATTGACTCAACTGTATCCACCCAATGGGTTCATTTCGTGGCACAACAATGCAAACGCATCCGCATATAACATAATTTTCTCTTGGTCTGAGACGGGTGAAGGAAACTTCAAGTATGTTGATGGACACACTGGTAATGAAGTTGTCATGCAAGACGTAAAAGGATGGCAGTGTAAAGCGGGATATTTTGGTGCATATGGAGAACCTTGGCACAATAGGGTCTATCATGCCGCTGAAACTGACTGTTGGAGAATCACGGTATCATATATATTTGACCGTACCGATATGTCGTCTGGTCTACAAGATGACATTCTAGAAGAAATAATGTCGGATTACTAAAAGGTTGACGTTGCAATCCTTATAAATAAAGACAAGAAGAAATTGTTTTTATATGGGTAATTCTCAATGGCAGCACCAAACTACGAAGATATTGTTATCAACCAAGGCACAGATGTTGCGATAGAAATACATCTGATGCATGACAGTGGCAGCGCATATAACTTGACCAATAGGTCTGTTAGCGCAAAGATGAAACGTTCGTTTTCTGACTCTTCAGGAGACCCAACTACTATATCGTTCAACTCCACTGTAATTAATCCAGCTGAAGACGGTATCCTAAACCTTTCTCTAACTAACACTCAAACCGATGTGTTAAAGACTCGTGGTCGTTATGTTTACGATGTAGAGATATCTTACGTTGATAGCGATAGCAACACAATAATTCAAAGAGTCCTAGAGGGTCAGATTGAAGTGTCGCCTTCGGTCACGAAATAAAAGGGAAACAACATGGCTGTAGATAAAATTATACTGAAAAAGATTATAGTTGGGACTCCCGTAAAGAGAGTCACATCTGGTGCTTTTTCTATTGACAATCTATCTGGTGTTAATACTGATACTACAGAATCCGATGGTTCGATTCTTGCGTACAGACCGTCTACTGATGATTATGAAGTAACCGCTATTCGTGGTTCTAATAATATAACGGTTAACTATGATAGTACCAATCTCTCATACAACTTTGGATTTACTGGTGGAGAATTTACTGGCAGTTTAGTACCAGATTCTAATGAAGTCTATGACCTCGGTACGGCATCGAAAAAGTGGAGAGATTTATATCTTTCTGGACAAACTATCAACCTCGGAACACTACAACTAAAAGATAGTGGCGGTAAGTTTGTTTCTATTAATGATGACGGGGTTAAACAGGCGCTACAGATATCTCTGGTTACTAACAACAGTGGTATTTTGGGGTTTAATCCTCAAACTGGTGTTGCAACATTTAATGACTCTGATATCGCAAGAACGGATATCAATGATACGTTCCACCAAGGTGTAACTGTACTTAATGGTGCAACGATTGATAGTGCGACCATTATTAACCTAGCTAGTTCAAATTTCACAGGTAGTCAAGCAACCTTCGACAGTGTTAACATCGGTGAACTAAGAGTTCTCGGTAATACTGTCCTTGATGGTAATCTTACCATTACTGGAACAGAGACTACAGTAAACACAGAAACCATTAATCTCGCTGACAACACAATTGTACTGAACTCAAACGCAACAGGAACCCCAACAGAAAATGGTGGTATCGAAGTTGAACGTGGAGACCTTGCAAACGTAGACTTCTTATGGGATGAAGGAGACCAACAGTGGACTCTAGGTGATAAGAACCTTTCCACAAGCGGTAAAATCTTATACGGAAACGTTTATGATTCGGAGGGGGCATTACCTAGTGCATCCGCCTATCATGGTATGTATGCACACGTACATAATGTTGGTCGTGGGTATTTTTCTCACGCAGGAGAATGGCACAAGTTAATTGATTCGGATACCACAGCACTACAACAAGTTTACAATCTGACATCAAACAACGCCTCTATTGTAACCGCAAACGTTACTACAGGTAATATTACAGACATAGTCAACACAAACTTGATAGGTTCACAAGCAACCTTTGATAGTGCGACTATTGAAAGGTTACAGTTTACCCACCTTACTAACACAACAAGTGACATCACT